TGTAAATACATAGTCTTACTTAATACTGTCGTTGTTGGTAATGCAAAATCAGTACTAGCCCTATAAATAGCATTCCATGCTAGTGTTCGTGCTGTACCATTATCTAATATTCTTATTAAAAGTTGTTGACCATTAACGGGTGTTCCAGTAGGGGCAGCAAATGTTGCATTAGCTGCAAGTGCGGTTACCGTAAATACATCGCTAGCGTCTATATCGGGGGTAGGGGTGGAACTACTCGCAATAGTCGTTACCCGTGGTGTAATTCTTTTATTACTTAACGTTTCTGTGCCAGCCAATGTAGCAAGCGTACCCGTAGTGGGTAAGGTTACATTAGTTGTATTTGTTTGCGTTAAGGTTAAAGCAAAAGCACCGGAAGTAGTTAAGTTTCCTCCCAATGTTACTGTTTTGCCTGTATTAGCCACACCTGTACCGCCGTATTGACCTGCAATAACACCTCCTTGCCAAGTACCAGTGCCTATTGTACCAAGTGTTGTTATTGAAGATTGCCCTACATAAGAAGAACTAATATCTATAACAGGAGTTGCCCCTCCCGTAGATGTTATTCGGTTAGATGTTCCTGAAACAGATGTTACTGTACCTGCGGCTGTAGCTGCAACGCTATCCACATACCCTTTATCAACTAAACTTCTTGTTGTAAACGCTGATCCTAAATTGCGACTATATTTCATAGTCGTATCAGCAATAGTTAACCCATGATGTGTAGCAGTGTCAAGTACTTTAAATGTTGTATTAGCCGTTAATAGCTTATCTACATCCCACTTACCATACATGTAATTCTGCGCACCTCCTTGCAAAGAAATTTCATCTTGAACAGTTATACTCATAGACTTAACGCCATCTATATCAAATGTTTTAGAATAGTCTCCATCTATTAATGTATTTTCAGTAAGAGGGCCATTTAACTTAATAGTTGATCCAGTCAACGTTAAACCATTAATAACACTTAATCCGGAGGCTACACTTGCCCAATGCCCTACTCCGATACCATCCGAGGTAAAAACATACCCTGACGATTGTGTGCCATCGTTTATTTGAAGCTTTCCATTTACTTTAGTTCTTTGACTAGCGACAGTCGCATTCTGCTTAATCCAGATAGGTGATTCTGTTGTATCTCCTAAATAATTAGTCCTATCTATAGAGTTTATAAATACTTGATTAGATTGATCTGTGGAATAGTACCCAGCTAAGTACCCAATTCCAATATTGCTTGAACCGGTAGAACTAGAATTAAGGGAGCCATACCCAATAGAAGTATTCGAACTACCTGTACTGTTAGCCACCCCCGAATTATAGCCAACGGCTGTATTAGAGTTACCCGAGGTATTTGTTACTAAAGTACCAAAACCAATAGCAACATTATTACTTCCTGAAGTATTGTTTAGTAAAGTATAATTTCCTAATGCTGAATTAAAGTCTCCGTTACTTGCTTCCAATGATCTAATACCAATACCGACATTACTACTACCTGTTGTGTTTAATCTAATAGAACTGTCCCCCAACCCAATGTTATTACCACCTGTTGTATTTGAATACACCGACTTTGCACCTATAGCTATATTCCCTACCCCTGAACCGCTATTAAAAGATAAAGAACCTAGACTAATATTTCGGTTATTTAACCTGCCTATTACTATACTATTTCTTTTAAAAATAATATCTTGATTATCAGTAGTTCCTATAAAATTTGTGCCTGCCGATGTGCCAGAGTTGCCTGTTATTTTCCAAAAATTATTAGCTAAATAAGCTGAATCAATTTTTCTAATCAGCTTTACTTTTCCTGAAGTATCAGTAGTTAATACACTATCTAGTGCAACATTGTTTTTAAATCTTGATAATTGAAAACTGTCTTTGTAATTATACTTACCGATTACAGGTGTCCAATATTGCGCGGAACTGTTTAGCCCAATCAAACTAATTACTAATATAAATAACCACCTCATATTGTTGTTTTTATAATTTTATAAATAATGAATAATGTCTCGTCTGCGCTTAATGACACTCCATTTTTTAAAGTCAATAGTTTTGAATTGGTATTATACATCCAATCATTTGCAGACATAGGCTTAATTTCTCTCTCTACCTGTACAATTTTCGCTCCTACAGGGATGTCTAAGGATATAGCTGTCTCGCCATCGTTTGCCGCTATGTACTCTGTAGAAAAATCTTCTGAATAATAAATCATGTTATCTTCATTTGTTGGGTTTTTCTCCCTTGTTGCATATTTATATTTCCCTTCATTTGCTTTAATTAGTGGCATACTTAACTGTATTATTTTTTTGCTGGGCTAAGCCATAAACCAATTCATCATCATACATAAAAATCTGCCCTGCATTTGGGTAAGTATCAACTCCTAAAAAAGAATTATCAACCATTAGTTTCACCAAATAATTAAGCGTTCCGTAAGTATTCAAACACACATCATAAATAGTACTCATTTCAACCGCCTTAAATTCCTTTATCATAATGTTGCATTTGGTTGTATGTATAGCTTACCTGCGGAATCAAATTGAACTACAGGATTCGTAACAGTATATAAATCCGATCCCAATTGAACAAAGAGCGATCGTGCTAATACTTGTTCTTGCCCACTAGAATTTAGATATGCTCGTATATTAACACCATCCGCAGGATTCTCTTTCCACCATCCAGGTGCAGCATTGATCGTATCTTGGACATGCTGTTCATCCGATGGCGTCCATTGTACATCGTTATCTTTAATATCAATCACTATGTCGTACCTTCTATCCATGTGTTATTTGTTCATTTTCAATTTCACTGCGTTGTGTTGGCGTTAATGTTCCTGTTTCTAAAGCCGTTGTTACCCCCGACATTCCACCTCCTGTTGATACTCCTGAATGCGTGTGACTATTGTATTTCGTAACTAAATCATTTAGCAATTGTTCTAAGTTATTTAGTTTTTCGGTCAATTCTATAACTTTCACCAATCCCCCCAAATCACCACCTCTTAACACTATTTTTTCTATTCCCGAGTACTGACTAACGTATGGAGTGGTAAAATCCGACATCACTATACTAACAGTACTATCTACTAACGGTATTACTAAAACGCCATCATCAATAGCGCACATTAGCCTTGCTGTAAACTCATTGTTCGCTTTTCCGCTAATCACACGTACAATACAATTTCTTTTACTTTCATCTACGCTAACCACAGTAGCATCAACAGCATACACTTTATCGGATAGGTGAGTACCCGCTAAAATTTGTATTGTTTCTTGTATTGCTCTGTCGCTCATAATTATGCTTCACTGTCAGGGATATTGCCCGCAGCAGTTTGTGTTCGTGTATTAAGTTTATAATCTAAGTGAATGACCTGTCTTAGTCCGTTTACTCCCCCTGAATAGTCTACTGCTTTTATTTTATACAATCCATTCCTTTCAGGTAGTATAGGGTCGCTGAAACTCGCATTGTCACCTTGCCTTACATAAGGAATACCGAAAGTTGTAACTGTTCCTCTTAACCCTGTATAGTAATACATGATAAGCTTATCATAAGCGAGGTCTGCCAACTCTTTAATCGTTGTTGCGCCTGGGAAGAAAAAGGTACGTCGCTCTCCTTCCATGTTTTCTGGAACTACTTCGCCCCTTTTAATTTCCTTCTCTATTCTTTTCCCATTTTTTATTGTCACTAATACTTCTAAACGCTTGTGTCTCGTTTTAGCTGTTCCATCCTTACAAAACTCTCCTGTATTTTCAGTGATCGTATTATGCGCAATTGCACTTAATACAATATCATCCTTACGCATATATTCTAAATCATCTGAAATAATGTTTTCTTGGAAGCGAAACAGTTGCGTCTCTGCTTCTTTTTCTATGTAAATAATTACACCACCTCTTAACTGATCGCCTCTGAAATAAAACTCAAATCCGTACGTTTTGGTCAGGCGTTGTAATACTTGCGCCACCGATTCGTTACCAATTTGAAATTCTCCAAAAGTTGTTGTGGTAAGAGCCAAGTAAGTAAACTCTGTTCCTTTTAGCATGAATTTTAACATGTCTTCCAAAGTATCAGTATTACTAAAAGTGTGAGTTTCAACAGGCGTTTGTTTCAGCTTCCACATATTATCTTCTAACTCTAGTTCAATCGGTATTTTGGAATTTACTTTTGAAATGTAGCCTTGAAACAATATTGCTGTATCAATAATTTCTCTTAAATCTCTATTATAGTATTTGTAACCTGCCTCAATTGTAACTTTATCACCTCTCATAAATAGAGGTACTAAACCAAACCCCCCAATATTAATATTTGTTCCTTTTAATGGTTGTTGCTTACCGTTATCATCTGTATAATAAAGATTCTTTGGGATAACTATTCTACCCTTATTAGTTAAATCTTTCCATGAATCGCTTGCTTCAAATTCATTTACAAAATCAAAATTCAATACTGCTTTACGCTGCGGATAATCCGTAGTAGGTTGTTGAGTAATCGTTATTATGGTTACGCAGCGATACATTATATTCCTGTTAACCGCAATTGCTGCGGTATGTCAGATTTAAAAGTGATTGAAAATGTTTGATAAGAATACCCTCCCTCTTGTTGGCCAAATTCATAATCAAAAGTGACTAGAGAGTAGATACCTAAATTTTGCAAATAAGAACATGACACATCAATAGCAACCGGAGCGTCTAACATTTTTTTTAATTCAATTATTTGGTCTGCCGGATGAACACCATTTGCACCTGTGACTATACCATTCACCTGTACAGTATAATCGTCCATTCCGATATATTCCTTTACAGTTCCATCTCTCCCTTGTATTTCTGTTGTAATTATTTTCTTTGACTGGCTAACTGTTATTAAAACAGCATCATAAGTCTTGCCATTCGTTTGTATTACCCTCCCCTTATTATCCGTGTACTCAACATCAAGAAAATGAATGTTTGTATAAACAGGAGTGTTAAGAGGCGATGTTGATAAACGTTGGTCTTTAGTTGCTCCTTGCGGAATAGAGTATTTATTATTGCCTGGCTGACTGCCAATATTTGATTGGGTAACATTTAATTTTTCACCAGCGATAATTAATACACTATCGGGTATCTTGAATGCTCGTCTTATTTGTGTTAATGTGTTTTCGCTTGGCATAATTTATTGTCCTCCTGCTACAATTTGAAAATCGTTTACTGCACCTGTTAATGCAGCTACTACAGCATCTTTTATTTTCGTAGCTCCTTCTCTTAGATTTGTTGTGTTTACATTTAAGTCGTGAACTAGTTCTTTTATAGAAACATTTATAGTAACGGATTTAGAGCCTGTTGCTTTTGTTTTTGGGTCGGATTTGACTTTGTCAGATGTAGTTGTGGATGTGGATTGCAATCCTCCTCCTGCTTTTTTAGGAATTAATCCCTCATCCTTATAATTAGAGAGAGCATTTATAGCATCGTTTGCATACGTTAATCTCGCTCTGGCTATTTTTTCAGCCTCCGATCCTTTTTCGGCGGCCATGTGCTGCTCATAAGATGAAGCTTGGAGGGCATTTATTTGTGTTCCATACATTTCTTTTGCTCTTTCTACCGCCTTATCGTGCGCTATTCCTTGTTTTTCTAAAACAGCGGTTTGCTCTTTTAAAAATGTATCTGTATCTTTTTGTGCTAATGTTCTGAAGTCAGCATCGGATTTTTTACGTCTTTCTTGTGCATCTGTCCACATATCGTATGCATAAACAATACCGCCAATAGCAGCGGCGATAAGCCCCAATGGACCTAAAGCAGACGTTGCCGCTACACCCATAGAAGATAAACCTGTTGCCGCTACACCACTTGCCAATCCAAGTGCCTGTAATATTGCTGATGCGCCACCAATAATTTTAAATGCCAGCCACGCAGCACCTAAAGCCTTTGTAAGATTTTTGATTCCCTCCCAATTCTCTTTAACCCAAATTATCATGCTTTTAAAACCATTCGCAATGCTAATCAACACTGGCAACATTTCTTCTTTTATTTGGTCTATAAACTCCCCTAAGATTACTTTATTTTCCTCCATTGTTTTATCCAGCCTGAAGGACTTATCAGCTTCAGCAGCGGCCAAAGCAGAGCCGCCAAACTCTGTTTTAAGTTCATTGATAATCATAGCCTGCGCCTCCGCTGCCCGATTTGTGTTTACCAGCGACTTAATTAATTCCTGTTGATCTTTAGTAAAATTCACACCTGCTTTGCGAAGTGCTGTAATTCCATGTTCCGGATCTTGCAATGCCTTACCTACTTGAATGGCAGAACTTTTTAAATCAGTGCCTAAACGGGTTGACATATCGGCTATTATCGCTGTAGCTTCGCCAAAAGTTTCTTTTGTTACAGCTGGAAAAGTAAGTAGTACCGATTGAAGTCCTAATATTTCAGATTGCGTAAACTTTATACTATGTGAGGTTTCCTCCGCACCTTTTTTAAGTTCATCAAAAGTCAAACCGGCAGCGCCTTGTGTACTTTCTAAGCCTGCCTTAACCTGACTCATACTAAACTCCATTTTATCCCAAGCCTCATTTGCTTCATGTGCAAATTCGGCTAACTTAAAAGCAGCTAACCCAACTCCAATACCGGTAAGCAATCCGCTAACAGAGCTCAACGATTTTTCCAACATATTTACATGCCCCGTTGCCCCCTGTATGCCAGCAGATAACTTATCCCGTAACCCTAACTCGTACACTACTTGCTCTGTCATTAATTGAATTTAACCTGGTGAACAACCTCTAAATAGTATTTAACCTGCCCCCATGCTTTACTCCATTCTTCATCACTTAGTTTTTCTGGGTCTAAATGCAAAATGCAACGTATCATAGCGTTGCATCTAACTTCATGTGTTCGGCTGTTATTTACAACGTAAGTATCGTCATCTATTTTTTTTTAAACTGATTTTTCAACCGTTTAACCATGAGTATGCAGTAATCCACAACACCTAATTTGTACCTATCGCATTCGGGGCTATCCCCGTAAGTTATTGGATCGCTTGCCTCTTTTATTAAACAGGCTTGACGAAGTTCTTCACCAGCAATGTATGGGCCTACAGTAATGGATTTATCCATTACTGCCAGTTTAGTAACATAATTAGGTTCCGATATGTAACAAACTTTCCTTTCTAAAGTGTCAGGGTTAATCTGTACAATTGGATGAACTTTTGATATGTTCTTTTCCTTTGCAAGCATATCAGCTTTATCACTATAAGCTTGAATTTCTTCGTCTGTTAACTCGGCGGTTAATTTTATTTCTTCGTTTATCATCTGTCAATACCTCCTATTATTAATGGGATTTTTACGGTTAATTTTGTGTCACCAGTTTTAGCTTCCAATGGGTCTTCTAAAAACTCACAAGCTCTCAATACATCCTTTGTAGTTAATACACCTGTACCATTAAATGTTACAGGAATATCAAAAGGAGGTATCTGTAATGGGTCTCTATTTGGGGCAGCTGCGATAAATGCTTTCCATTCATCCAAATAAACTTCAATGCTTCCCTCATATTCTTTCATACCATAGCCACGACTTACAGGCTCATTGCCTGCGCCGTAATTATTTGTTTTATTTTGTTTTCTCTTATAGTCAATCGAAACAATACCAGTTAAAGGAACCCCAAAAGGATTCACAGATACATTCGACCAACTATAGTTTGTACCATTTATTAGTGGAGTTGACATCTTTAATTAATTTTCGGTTTAAATCCAATCGGTACAACGATGTAACGGGCCACGCCATTAATCACCAATGTAACTGCGATAATTATTTTACTTGTAGTCAATACATTTTGCGCCGGATTAATAACAACAGATTTTGCACTTAGCTCTCCATCTCTAACCATAGCATCTAATGCAACATCGGCTTGTGCTTCCAAATATGCTGTAGTAGTTTCACTTAGAGTACCATCAGCATTAAGCTGTAAAGGAGAATTTAAAGAAGGTAACAAAGCAGTGTATAAACCACGAGTGGCCTTATCTATTGTTCTATTATTTTCGATATACGCATAATCACTTGTAACAATAATAGCACAATGACTATCATTCCAAAATGAACCCGATAAACCAACAAACTTCTTTAAGAAAATATGGCGCTTAGCGTTTAATGCTTCAAGTAGGTTATCAGTAATTGCAACGTCTGTAAACTTTTGTCCATTTGCAAAAGCTAATACTTCACATTCTGTGCCGTTACTGATATTGAATTGCCCTACCCATGCAATGTCTTCAGACACTTTGGATAATGCGACAGTACCAAGTAATGCACCTAAAGTCGTAATAGATTTTCCAGTTGCTAACCAGAGGTAGTTACCCAATGCTCCGGCATCTTGTGAAATACAATCCGATACTTTATTAGCTGTTAACAATGACAGATCAGTCAAAGCACTAATATCGGATGTTGCACTAAGGTCGGCAGCATAGATAGCAGAAATAGGTTTATGCAAATCATCATTTGCCACACAAACAGTATTGATTGCTGTAATATCAGCCGTACTGTATGCGCCAGCAGGGTCTTTGAATATGCCTATTTGGCGAATTGTACCATTTGCAAACGATTGCATTGTAGTAATATCTACAAAGGTGTATGTTCCTGGTACTGCAAAAAATCCAACATACAATATACCTTGTGGTTGCAATCTAAAAAACTCGCTCACATGATAATGCCATACCGCAAGTCTTGAAGCTACACCACCAGTAAAAGCAGTTGTTACAGTGCCAGCAAGTGTACCACTAACCGTAACGCTTAATGGAGTGCCAGTATTAAGGTAAATACCCAATCTCTTTGGAGCTGTTACTGTTAGAGCTCCTGCGGTATTATCGGCTGTATAACCGTGCGTTAATGTTCCCGCATTAATAACAGCTTTATATGCAGCAGCAAGTAAAGTAACTGTTGTTTCTGAAGACGTTTTTGTAAACACTCCAAAACTTAATGTTCTTGTAACTCCATTTTCGTCAATGTCTGCTACTTTTATTTCAGCAGTATCACCATTGGAACCAACAACAGTAAAAGTAACTACCCCTGCGGCTGCGGTTGCGTCTGAAAAATCACTAGTGATACCTGCACTCTCTGCGTCGGATAAAGCATACATTGCCTTAATCCTATTAGAGGTTGAAAAGCCTGAAGGCAAGTTACCATTAGCCGTATAAATACATAAACCGCTAATAAAATCTTGCCCTGGTAATGGACGGCCTAAACCGCCCTGCCCTTTCTGAAAAACTATGGATGGTAATGTTGCCATTGTAATATTTTATTGAGTATATCTTCCTGTTTCAACCCATTTAGCACCGTCGAAAATAAATTTGATAACACTTCTTAATCGAGTAGTCATTGTAGCTGTTCCAGCTGTAATCCAATTGGAACCAACAAATCGTAAAAATGGAGTTCCTGAAGCAGCAGAGATAACAAATGTTATTTCATCACCTGCATACGATCTTGTCACAGTTGGGTTTCCAGCACAAACGCTATCTACCAAAGCCAATCTTATAATTGTTCTAAAATTTTTAGGATAAACAGCGAAAGTGTCAATTGTTGCACTTGCAGCATCCGTTGGCGTTAGGTACGCATTTGAAAGCGTACGAAAAGTATTATCCTTCCCTGGTGTTGTACCAAAACGAGGTGAGGTACTTTGTGCTGTTGCGCCAATTGCTAAGGCAAACAGTAAAGCTATGCTAAGAATCTTTTTCATTATTTGTTTGTTTTACTTTTTGAGTTTTTTTAGTTTCTGTATCTGTTTTACTTCCTAAAATTTCCGCTCTTGTTTTCTCAATAGGAAAATCTTTATGTTTGTGATTCATCCAGTCACCTTCAGCGTTTAACCAGATAATTTGCTTATCTGGTCTACTCTCCATGTGAGCGATTAATTGTTCTTTAGTTGCCATATCAATTAATTTCCATTGTAATAAACTGTTTCACCATTCCATCCAATTTGCACGTCCACTTTCATCAACATTTTGATGAACCATAACTCACTGTTATTTTGAACAGGGCGTAATTCTAACTTAGCATCATCCACGCTATTCATACCTACCCAAAGGTTCGAACCTGGATTCGGTAAGCCTAAAGCGATAAAGTAGAAATTATCAATTAGATCAGGTATTTTAACCACTTCATGCCCTCTAAATGATGCTACCCCAACATTAGTAATATCAACACCTTTATAAGTTTGGGCAATTTGAGATTGCATGAAGAAATCAAAGGTTGCGTAACTAACAAAGAATTTCATACGTGGGTCGTACTTCAAAGCAGCAGGTATTTTATCATACCCTTTTTGCATCTCTGCCTGAATGTTAGCAGCTGATAGAGTTGTTGCCCCTGCTACCAATAATGTGTCTCCTGAATCAGCCGCTTTCTTAATGAACCCATCATAATAACGATAAATTGATGGTGCGGCTAAGGAAGTATCACTGTTCCATAATGCCTTATTTAAATACCTATCATGCCTTTTTAAAACTTCTTGTACAGTAACACTTTCAACTGTTTGCGGCAAAGTGCGATCAATTAAAGTTGGGTTTAGCATTGTTGCAAACCAATGTGTTTCGTAATCTCTTGGATTGAACTCCGTATAGATCATGTAATCAGCAGGGGTTAATACTTGTCCATCAACCGTCATAGTACCTTTGCTTGTTGGTGTAGCTAACCGGTCTTGTATAAAATCTTCATAGTCTGCATCCCAACGAGGTATTGTAAATTTCTTTTTAATGCCATCCTTTACGTAAACATGACCACCTTGCACTGTCTCGTTACCAGTAATTGCTTTCACAATAAAAGTACTAGCGGCCTCACCAGCATACGTAGTATCACTAATTACAAATCCATCATACAAAACGCCTTCCATCTTTGCTATAGGCAAAAACCCTTTTACAAAACCAGCCATAAATAATACAGCTGCATAAACCAATGCAGGGCCACCAACAATTACCGACAATAAAGCCGATACTATTGCTATTAATACAAGTGAGGTAAAAATTTTAGTTAACTGTTTCATTTTATGCTGTTTTGTTTTTTAATTTATTTTCAATTTGAACCATAATACCTTGTGCAGTTGCGGATGATTTTACCGCAGCTTCGTTATCTGACGTTTCGATTTTATTAGCCACTTTATTTAAAGGCAGTTCTTCAATCATTTTTTTAGTGCCTTCGAAATCGCTTATAGCTAATTTCTTCCAGGAATCAATTGTACCAACATCGTTTTTGATACGTCCTGTTTTTGCAAATGCAGTAACCATTTCTAGTGCTTTACTTTCAGTAGCCAACTTATTATCTGCTTCAGCTTTATCAGTAACTTCTTTTAAAGCCCCTTCTGCTTCTGCTAACTTTTGTTTAATGTCTTCAACATTATCTTGTGCAGCTTTCAAGTCAGCTTTTAATTGGTCTGCTTCACTCTTAGCGTCGTTTGACACTTTAATCAAGTTATTCTGTAAACCTTCGATTGCAGCAACAATAGCATCTTCCGTAGCTGCTTCGTTAAGGTTTAATTTTGCTGTAACTTTTTTCATATCATTACTATTTTTAAAAACGTTATTTACAATTTCTGTAGCCTCTTTCCACATTGCTCTCGCACTTGTGGTGGGCATTCTTTTTTTATTTGCATCCGATGTAATCGCTATCTCTGTACAAAATCCTTTCTCAAAACATTCAGAAGCATTCAACCAACTTGTCTTTTCCATCAAATAACCAACTGCATCCTTTGTCATTCCACTTTTTGCAGATAACATAGTTGTTAAACTATCTCTCATACTATCAACAGCTTTTTTGTCGTCTCCACCACTTGGATTATGAAGCATTAATGAGGCATAGTCGCTCATTATTCTTTTGCGTCCTGCCATGAAACAAACACCACCCATACTCGCAGCTATCCCAACATTATGTGTATCAACAGGAGTTTTACTTTTCAAAATAGCATTGTAAATATTCATGCCATCCATCACAGAACCCCCAGGGCAATTGATATAAACATGGATTGTTTTCTTACCCATTGTATCAAGTTGCAATAACTCCTGTGCAAACAAAGAGCCGTCAATACCCATTCCGTCTTCACTATCCATACCAATATGCTTGTCAAGCATCATTATTGGTTCATCGGTATTGTAGTCTATTACGTACATCGTGACATAAAAGTAAAATGCCTCCAATTGA